TAGGTAAAGATTTCTTACAACAACTAAAAGCCACAGTAAACAATAAGATTAGAGCAGGAGACTTTGGCTCCCCTGAAAGTTTAGCAAAAGAATTTGTTGTAAAGTGGATTGATAAGTCTACAAAAGAAATTGATAAAGTTAAAATGCAAAAAACTAAAGATGCCAAAACAGATAGCATGGTTAAAACTGTAGCATTCATCAAGCAACATGCAGCTGAAATTACAGCAGTGTATGATTTGTATTTGATGCTTATTAAAGCAAAACTAGTTATCATAGACAAGTTAGGAAAATTACAAAGCACACAAACTTTTGCAGCCGATGGTGAAGGATTCAAAGCCACAAGCGGAGAAGGTTTTGTTGCAATTGATCGAATAGGCAACGCTCTCAAACTAGTAGATAGGATGGAGTTTAGCAGATTAAACTTTGGAACAGGAAAGCCGACAGGATAATGGAATTAGAATTTATAGATCAAGAAATATCAGAAAGTAGATTGTATAGATCTTCTGGTAACATGCGCCAACTCACAGGTAGAAATGTTGCTGACTTACTATATCTTAATACTATTGCACTTTATATGATGGTACAAGATGATGTACAACACAGTTATGCAAGTAACTATGCAAAGCAAACATCTCAATACGGCGGCTACAATACTTTTAGAACAAGTGCCACCGACTTATACATACTAGCATATACAATAACTAATCCAAAAAGTGATAAAATAAATTTAAAAAATAGAATGACAAGTACTTCGTTCTTGAACAATTTAAACTTTGATAACCGAAAGCATTTTATGTTTATGAAAAAAATTGCAAATGGTTCAGATAGAAAAAACGAAGCAGTTAGTTACTTTTTTAGATTAGAAGCACAACTTCAAATAACAGATTCTAAATTTAAGCAATATCGTAGATATATTACCGATTGGGGTAATTTAAAGTTTTCAAGCAGACAATTAGTAGTAACTAAAATATTACAAACGATGCGTTACTTAGGTAGAGGCAGTGAATTATTAAGCCCTATGAGTACAATGACTAAGTATAGATCATATAGTACAGAGCCAGCATACGATGTACCTAGAACTAGTTTTGCACAAAAAGTTGCAGGAGCTGCAGTTGGTGCAGCGGCAGGTAGATATGCCGCTAAGAAACTAACAAAACTTGCTAAAAGTAATCCTGATAGAATTAAGAAAGCAGGCACAGGTATAGGTGCAATAGCAGGATATTGGGCTGCAGGTAGGAAGAAGAAATGAAGATAAATGAAATTATTCTACTAGAAAGCGATGCTGAACTAAGAAAAAATTTAGAGCAGGAATTTGATGACGAGTATGGTGATGGTTCAGGTAACAAATTACCCCAATTCATAATGTTAGACAAAGCAAGTGTGGTTGCACTAGCAGTAGGTTATATTAAAAGACCTAAATGGAGTCCTGGTATGGCATTAAAGTATGCCGTGAAACAACTGTATCCAAACTTTACAGTAACATTCTCAGGTATGGATGACAGGCAGCAAAGTAATTTCAAAAAAGCAAAACCAGATCAAGATGCAGACAAAGATGGCAGAGAAGACAGGCTACAAAAGAAAGCCGCTCCAGCAAAACAACCTAAACCTAAAGCTAAAGCATCACCATCAGGAAACGCAGTTGGTGGGCAAATTGGTAATCAAAATGCTAGAAAAAACTTTGGTGGTGACGGCACAGGAACAGTTGGTAAGATAGCAAAAAGTATTAATCCATTATCAGGTCTTGATACCACAGATATAGGAACAACTATATCCAGTGCAGCCGCAAAAGCTAAAGGCAGAATGAAAAATTTAGACAAATTTAGAGTCGGAAAATAGCTAAAAAAGATAAATAATAACATAGAGCATAAGCTCGATATAAATTCAGGAGAATTAACATGGCACAAGCAAACCCAAACGCAGACGTTAGAGCAGCAAATGGTCTAGTTGGTACTACTCACGTATTATCAGTAGACGATGTTTCTACAGTTTCAGTTAAAGCAGCATGTTTAGAGGCTCAAAACGAGTTCTTTACAGTTGTAGCAGTTGAAGATGACGTATCAAATGACGGTTGTCACATTGTATTACAAGGCGGAGGTGCTACACCTTCAATCACTGGTACTACATTAGTAGCAACTTTTGGCTAAGACTTAAAAACAACTTATTGTTTAAAAATCCTCACTTGTTGGGGATTTTTTTTGGCTTTATTTGATAAATAATAACATAGAACATTAGTTCGATTTATTCAGGAGAATTAACATGGCACAAACAGATAGAAGAGCAGCCGCAGCAGGCGAGTTTATTGGTAAAGATGTATTCCTTAAAAGTTTTCAACAACAAGCAGGAAATATTTCAGCAACTCAATTAACAGCATTAGTTAGCTCAGTTCAAAACTTAAACCTTTCAGTACTTAAAGTTGGCGCAGTATCAGCAGATACAGTTAAAATGATAGTTGAAGGTGCAGACAACTTAGCAAACGGTGACATTGCAGCACACGTTATTGCTGACGTTTCATTCTAAGTTTATAAACTTAAACATTAAAGGGCAGTTTACTGCCTTTTTTTGTGATTAAAAAAAGATAAATATGTGTATAGGGCAATAGGTAGCCCGTTCAAATTGGAGTAATAAAATGGCACAAACAAGAGTACATGGTTTCACTGAAGACTTAAATGCTTTCGGTAGAGAACTACACGTTGCAACAGCAACAGTTTCAACAAACATGACCCAGGCAAAGATGGATGCTTTAATACAAGCAATTACTGTACAAAATTACACTATTACTGGAATCGAAGGATTTGTAGTAGATGTAGCAACAGCAGTTCACGTTGCATACGAAGGCGGACCAGCACTTGCTGATGATGCTTCTAATGCATTTGGTGTTACAGGTTGTGCATGGGCAGCAGTAGTTTCTTTCCCAGGCTAAACTAATCCTTACTACCTTAGGGATCGTGCTTAGTTGCACACTAAAAGCACTCTTCGGAGTGCTTTTTTTTGACCAGCAAAAATTTTTAGATACCTGTTAACAGTTTGATGATAAATAGTGTGTATACGGAGACACACATGACATTAAATAGATCAGGCGCAATGAATAGCCAAGAAGTTGTTACAGGAAACATAGAATTTTACACACTTTTTACATCACTAGACATTACACATACAGGTGATTTTACAGATGACACGCAGAAGGATTTTGAAAGTGTTGTTCAAGTTATTGGATTGAGAGCAATGCCAATTATCATGAACAGACCAGTTGCTTTAAATGGTGTAGGTGCTAATGTATTACAAGGATACGGTGCCCCAACAATGACAGGAGCAGGTTGGATTTTTAAATTTGCTTTTGAGCGTGAAAGTGTGCATAGCATTGAAACATTAACAGATGAACTCAACGGGATTGTTTTAAATGCAGGTACAATTGATACAAAAACTACAGTGAACATGGAGTTTACTAAACAGGACCTATTATAAGATGCCAAAGAAATCAAAACCAGAAATAGATAAAGCTGCCGATTCACTTCCAGCATACTCAGGTAATATTGAAGCACATATTATTGCTGACATGCTTCGTATTGAAGCTATTACTACAGAGTTGCGTGAATTTAAAGTTGATACTAAACAAAGATTAAATAAAATGGAAGGCTGGGTTATTGCTATAATTGGCGTTACAGTTACTACATTATTAGGTACAGTTGCAATACTAGTACAGAGTTTATTAAAATGAGACTTGACGAGATTACAGAAGGCGAAATAGTTGAAGCTCGTATGGTGTGGCGACGAATGGGCAACAAGATTAAACGTGCAGTAAGATGTACAAGCGGTCCACGAGCAGGCAGAGTTGTTTCTAATGCAAACCAATGTGGCAAGCCAATTGATCTCAAAAAGCGTATGACGCTGAGAAGAACAAAAGCAAAAATGGGTAAGAGAATGATTCGTAAAGCTCGAAGAACAAAAAGATTTAATCCTACTGCAAAGCGATTAAAATCTCTCAATAGGCGATAATTGACAAGTTATGAAAGCAAAAGATATACGCACAATTGAATCGTTAATTTCTGAATACGGCATGAATAGTGGAGTAAGTACTCCTACCTCACAACAAAAAACAGGTGCAACTGCAAAGGCAACAGCGGCCGCTAAGCCACCTAAGCCACCTAAGTCAGGTGTAAACAAACCACAAGTTAGTCCTAGCAGTCAGCAAAATAAAAGCGACACTGAAGAACCAGCACCGGTTGAGCCAATTATATCAAAAGCAAAAGAGTTAGCACAAGACTTCGAATACCAAGACGACAAAGGCGATACAGTTAAAGTAATGAGCCCTGTAAACAACGGCTTAAACAAAGACGCAGTTGTTGTACAAAATCAAAACAACAAAGAATTTTATACATTAGATCCTGAAGATGATATTACACTACCGGGTGAAGAAGAAGCAGTAACAGAAAGATCAGATCTGCATAAAGGACAAAAGCGTAAGCAAAAAATTAAAAGTAGAATTAAAAGATTAATTAGAGCACAAAAGTATATACAACAAGGCGATCCAATATTTGAAATAAATTTCAATAGTCCTGCAGTTGCAAAAGATTCGTTAAACGCAAACATTAGATGTGGTTTTGAAGCAGAGACAATATGGGAAGGCTTTTCAGCGTCAGATGATGATGAAGATTTCTTATATGGTGAAAACTGGTCTGGAGTACAAGATCTAATATATGATCAAGAAGGCTCTAGAAGTGTTAACGCAGTAGAAGAAGCATTTAGAGAATGGCTAATGGAGTCAGAAAAGTTTTATGAGTATCAAAGTGATGTAATAGCAGAGCTAGTAGATGATCGCAAAGAAGATCCTGACTATTTAGATAATTATGTTTCATACGAAGTTGACATGGATGATGTAACAAACTACAAAGAAATGATACTACAGGGTCTAGAAGATCAAGATGATCGTCAATCACAAGAAGAAATAGAAGAACGAAGTGACTGGGAAGAAGATGCATGGGCCAGAGAATATGTTGATGCTGAACGTGAAGATCATTTTTTAGAATGGTTAGCAGACGATATCAGAGACAATGGCGAGGAGTGGGACGAAGCATGGGATCGAGCATTAAGCAATGTTGATGAAGATGATTGGTGTAACGAAGAATACAACGGTCACTGGGAGTCGTTACTCAGCGACTTTGACATATATCTTCACAGTGAGAGTCAAGGCAGTATGGAAGAAGTTGCAGATCAGATTCGTGACTGGGCGGTTGATGCAAGTCACACTGATAATGTTGAAGCAGGAGATTACCACAGTGGTCAACAAGTTGACAATGATTACTGGCGAGTAGAAGACGACAGCAGTATCGAAGGTGACGGAATGGGTGCTGAAATTATTTCACCAGTGTACGACACCCCAACAGAAATGCTTGCCGAAATGAAAAGTTTATTTTCTCATTGGAGTAATAGCAATGTAGATACAAATAGATCTACTGGACTACATGTTACAATGAGTATGGCGGGAGAACAAGAACCAGCAAACAAATTAAAGATTGCATTATTACTTGGCGACAAATATTTGTTACAACAGTTTAACAGAGATGGTAACAGTTATACTAAGTCACAAGTAAAAGAAATACAACAATACATGCAAAATGTAGGTGCTAATTACAAAGACGAAAAAAATCTTTCAGCACTAGAGGATATGCTTAAAGGCGGCATTAGTGCTGGTAAGTTTAGTAGCATTAATTTCAAAGACGCAACTAATAATGACGGCAACGGCTTGATTGAATTTCGTATAGCAGGTGGTGACGGATACCACATGGACTTCGATAGAGTTGCTAAAACAACAATACGATATGCAGCTGTTATGACAGCAGGACATGATAAAAATGCTTTTAGAGAAGACTATATTAAAGCATTATTTCGTTTTGTTAATAAGTTAGATGCTATTGACCCTGACCAGGAAGAAAGAGCATCTAGTAGAATTGACCCAGATCATACTGATAAAAAAGTAGTAGATGCATTCAAAAATGTGATAAGCAAACAACATTATACCGATGGTATAGACGCTCTTGCTACAGCATACAATGCACTTGCAAGATCTAAAAGAGCGAACACAGAAGAAAGTGTTATCAAAGAGGAAGAGAGTTGGGACGATCGTGCCCGTGATTACAGTCTTTCGGCTTTTGGTTATCTACTAAGTTCTATAGCAACAGGCAAGAATCGTAATCCTGTTAAAGTACAACAAGTAAGCGCCTTTAGGCAAGCAATGAAAGATTTTGGATTCACACCAGATTCTCTTTATAAAGAATTTTTAGCAAGTAAACAATATGTACCTATGTTAAACATCGGCGGTTCAGGTTACCACGATGCCATGGCAAAGTTTGCTGATGCGTTTAATAACACATTCAAAGTTAAAGTAGCAAAAGCACCCACACCAAACTTTACTGTTAAGTATGACAGACAAGGTG